ATATTCCGCATCTAAATCTTCATTTAAATACTTATTAATTAAATCAATTCCCTCTTGATACTTATTTTCATTTATTAAATATAAGTGGAAACATTGGAAACAGCACCGACACAGCCCTTTTGTCTGCTGACTTCATGGCTGTTTCCAACATCTGTTGCCTATCGTCTTACCACTCACACACGGAAACCCATCATTTGTTTCCTGCGGTTTCCTTTTTCACTCTGACAAACACCCTCTGTACACCATAACCGGGGATACGCATTTTGCCGGAGGAATTCCCTTCATACTTCTTCCAGCCACCAATTTTTTGAATAATGGATTCTAACTCATAAGAATCTGTCTTTCGGAAATTCTGACGCTCCTTCCCAAAGCATTCACACCAGACTTCCATCAGACAGAATCTCTCTCTGACTACCGTTCCGGTTCTTCCTTCTGCTTCAAACTCTCCGCCACCAAGATAAGAACGTCTCTGGTACAAATCCATTGTGTCCCAGTCTGCCGGAAGCAATCGCTCCAGATAATCCTCCACAATTCCTTCTCTTTCATCAGACTCCATTGCCTCCTGCTGTGCCACATAAGCCTCTGCTGCTTCCTTGCCTTTCAGATACAACTCTTCCCCATCTTTATAAATGGAAATCGCTTCTGCCCAAATCTGGTCTACCGTCTCAGGAGTCAAATCCCATCCACGATGCTTCCCTTTTCCGGTTACATGCACAGGCCAAAAGCGTCTGTTTCCGGTAACATCACGCAGAAACCCGCCCTCTGAGTTTGTACTTCCCACAATCACACATTCCCTCGGATGACTCTCCACCGTTGTTCCATATGACTGCCTGTATTTATCATCCGTCCGGGTAACAAAAGATTTTACGGTTTCCACATCTACCTTTTTGATACCCGCAAGCTCTCCCAATTCCAAAAGCCAATACCCCTGAAGCTTCTCCGCAGCAGTTTTTCCATCCTTCATATCAGAAATCGTAAGGGAATCCGAATACCACTCTTTTCCCAGTTTTGCAAAGAACGTGGACTTACCACACCCTTGCGGACCGTTTAAGACCAACACGGAATCGAACTTTATACCCGGCTCATAAATACGGGCTACCGCCGCTACCAGAGTTTTTCTTGTAACTGCACGGACATACGGTGTATTTTCTGCTCCCATATAGTCAATCAGCAGACTGTCAATCCTGCTGCATCCATCCCAGGATAACGTGGAAAAATACTCCTTGACCGGATGATAAAGCCTTTCGGAAGACACTACTGCAAGCAGGGCATCTTTGAATTTGGTAGGTGACCAAATCCCATACACCCTTTCAAAGTACAGCTTCGCACAGGCAATATCTGCATCACCCCATCCTTTTTTGACCTGTACCCACGGCAGTTCCCCGATGACATCCAGTGCATTCTTCAGCTGATTAAATACGATAGGTTGTAGGTTCTCATCGAACCGAATAATCGTTGCAATATTGGAAAGTGTGTCTTTTACTTTTCCCTGACGGTCCAAGTCCAGCATGGTCTGCCATTCCCCGGTATCCACATCGAATTCCTCACTTGCTGCCTTCTCCCTTTCCTTTGCCAATGTTATCTTTACCTGTTCATCTGACACCGCAAAGTCACTCATAGCCTTAAAGGATGGCAACTTTCCTGAATCCGTTCCTTCCTCTGCCTTATCATCCTGCTCCCCAAACTTATGGATGCGGACAATGTCAAATGCATTCAGCAGCTTCCCACAAGCCGGATCAGTGGCATGGTGGGAATACGCAAACTTCCCTTCATAAATCACCACACCTGCCTGTGAGTCTGCCGGAATATAATCAAATCGCTCCGGCATCATGCTTTCCTGATACACATCCGGCAGAAATATACGGATTGCCTCTTCTATCGAATAAGTCCGGCAGAATGCACCTACGATTCCTTCCTTCGACAACGGATCAGCCTGTTTCTTCATCTCCCTGCTGACAACTGCCTTTTGTCTGCTGCTGACAGGCCATGAAGAAGAATCTCTCCAATCTGCATATCGTTCCAACACAGAATCCGGATTCAAAAATGTTCCCGGAATATCACGGAAAAAGAATTCTCCATCTGCAGAGGTGGAAGGCCAATACATGAGGCGGCTTGGTTCGTAGGTTGTATCATCAAACAACTCCATACCGATATCCTCTGCCACTTTTCTTGCCACTGCTGCATATTCATCCGGCGATACGGTCCTTGATAACGGAATAATCAGACGGAGCCTTGGTTTCTCCGGTGTGTGTTTATGGGTAGAATAGATCAGGCATCTAAAATCAAAAAACATCTCTATCTGCTCTGCAATATCCTCTGTGGCATAGTCCATATCCAGTGTCAGACCTGAACGAAACAGTACATTCGCCTTTTTTCTCCTGCCGCCCTTCAGCTTTCCAAGCACAAAACCACCCACATCCTTGATGGAATCCTGCTTTGCCTTGCTCATCTTCCGATACTGTTCCATCGTTTCACTGGTACGGACAGTATGAGAGAGACGCTCCAAAAAAACACTAAACTCCATCTCCTGTCCATTCCACTTCTTTTCCATTCGGGAATTTCCTGTTGAAATATACAGTTTCATCCTGCAATTCCTCCTAATCCTTTTTATAAAATTGGCACTCGTAGCCATCGGCACGAAGCGGAAGCCCGTGTACCCAGGAAGGCGGCTCTGCCATAATCCGGCACACCTCTTCTACAGACGATTTTCCTTCTGGCACTTCCAATACCGCTTCATCGTGTACATGAAATACAATGGAGAATCCTGCTTTATTCAAGCGCATCATGGCTTCTGCCAGAATATCTCTGCTGGTACCTTGCACGATATTCTCCACTAGCTTTGGCCCGTAAGTATCCATCCTTTCCCATTTCTTGTTTTCTCCCACACCTTCATAAGTCAGTCCATCCCTGCCATATTTGTTGACACCCATTCTCGGTTTTACATAGGCAAGTTTCCTTCCGGACGGGAGCATGGCAAACAAAATACCAGAAGCATATTGAAAACGAATCAGCCCCACCTGTGTTTCTTTCCTTTCCCGGACTGCTCTCACAGCTGCTTCATCCACATCCCACCAAAACTGTGTGATATGCGGATTTGCATTTCTCCATGTAGATACCAACCCCGGCAACTCATCTTCACTAAGTCCCATTGCCAAGGCTCCCATTGAAGTCAATGCCCCGACTGCTCCTCCGTATCCGAGAGCCAGTTCCGCAATCTTTCCCTTTTGTCGCAGTGGAGATCCTTTTGTAATTTCCTCTATCGGAACACCAAACATGGCAGATGCCGAAGCCTCATATATTTTTCCGTGTGTAGCAAATACATCCAGTCTCCACTGTTCCCCCGATAACCATGCCAGCACCCTCGCTTCAATAGCAGAAAAGTCAGCAACAATAAACCTGCATCCCTCTTTTGGAATAAATGCAGTACGGATTAATTCAGACAGTACATTTGGTGTGGATTCGTAGAATAATTCCAATTCCTCGAACTGCCCTCTTCTGACAAGACTACGTGCTAGTTCCAAGTCGCTGATATGATTCTGAGGAAGGTTCTGTACCTGCACCAGTCTTCCTGCCCACCGGCCGGTACGATTTGCCCCATAAAACTGCAGCAATCCATGTACCCTTCCGTCCGAACACACTGACCGTTCAATCGCTTCATACTTCTTTACCGATGTTTTCGCCATGAGAAGCCGGAGTTTTAAAGCCTCCAGCACTTCCCCATCCGCATCCTCAATCAACTCCGCAACTGCTCCTTTGGATAGGCTGTCGATTTCCACTCCACGTTCTGAAAGCCATCCTTTCAACTGCGATACGGAATTTGGATTTTCAAGTCCCGTTACCTCATAGGCACGGTTCGTCACAATGTCTTTATGTAACAGGTCACAGGTAATCGACTGTTCTACCAATTCCCTGTCAACTAAAACTCCCCTATCATTAATTTCCTGATCCAAACGGTAAAATGCCATCTCAGATTCCGGTATCGGGAACTTATGCAGTTTCTGCCGGATACCTTTTTCCACATCCACGTCACGGATGCAGTACGTCTTGAACTGTTTCCATTTTTCCGGTGCATGGAATGGAAGGTTCCTGCTCCTGCCACCGTTTGTTTTGGTCGGTTTGCAAGGCACACAAAAATAGCGGATTAAGTCCTTACCTTCCTTCAGCTTTTGCTCAGAAAGCCCCAGAACCGCCCCAACACCCTCCAAAGAAAGTGGAAGGGCAAGCATAGCCGACTGCACAGCAGTACAAACCCACGATTCGGGAGATAAACGGACTCCCATATATTTTGAAAGACAGGTACGTTCAAAATTAGCATTGAACGCTGTCTTAATGATTCCCACATCAGACAGGGCATTTTTTATTTCTTCCGTCAGCTGTTCGCCCTGTGCCAAATCAATAATCTTTGTTTCTTCATCATCAAAGCTGTATGCAAACAGCAGGATTTCAAATGCAGGGCTGTCCGCATAGGCATATACCCCGCATTTGATTAAGTCCACATCGGAAAAGGTCTCTATGTCAATTGCCAGTGTTTTATATCCTACTTCGCCCATGCGTAGCTCCTTCCCGATTTAATCTTGCTGACGGTCTTTCTGGAAATCCCCATGCTGTCAGCAATATCATATACATGTTCCCTTCTTCCAAGCCTTTCCTTGACTTCCCTTACCTGACTCTGGTTCAGAGGAAGAATCTCCTCCGTCAGTCTTCTCCCCTGAATATACCGGGACAGCCTTTTGTATCTCCCCATATTGCTGATCTGATATTTCCCTTCCAGTCCAGGAATATCTGTCCATGTCTCTTTCATCAAAACAACTCCTCTATGTATGGGCGGCATACACCGCCCTTATCATTAACCGAGGAAATCTTCATCCTCTACTGCTTCAAAATCATCTTCTGCATTGGTACGGCTGCTAAGTGCCTCTCCGTCTTTCAACTTCTGGATGTTTCCAAGTCCTGCTGCCACACCACGGTTGCCATTGCTGTTGTAGCCATAAAAGTTTACACTGATTCTTCCGTAACAGCCGGAATATACTTCTGTCTGATCCAGGATTGGCTGTACCTGCTTATCAACCACCTGCGGAGCCTGTCTGCTGTTGGCATTGAAGAAATAGCAGCCTTTGTATGCCTCATCCTCCGGTCGGTCAATGTCACCATCACGTAAAGGAAGCTTTAGATTCGGAGGAATCTTACCACCCCACTTAGACAAAGATTCCTGCTTTGCAGCTTCCACCGCTGCCTGAATCTTCTTAATTGTTTCCTTATCAGACTTCGGGATAATGGCAGACACGCTGTACTT